ATTGAGGCATTTTCATCTCCAGCAACAGGAACTCTAAAGGTTAAACTTAAAACTGGAACTCAAGCAGTTGCAAACGCAACAATTCAAACATCATTTGTTGTTGGATTTAATCAAATTTCTGGCGGTTCTGGATATGTGAACCCTCCTCAAGTAGAAATAACTGGAGGCGGCGGATCTGGCGCAACTGCAACAGCAAATATTTCTGGTGGAGTTGTAACTTCATTGAATGTTGTTACTAGCGGCACTGGATATATTGACGTATTAACAATGAATGTTGTTTTTACTTCATCAACTGGAGTTTTTGTTCAATTTTCGTCAACAGGAACATTGCCATCACCATTATTATCTGGAACGTCATATAGAGCCGAAAAACCATTAAATTCTTCAACTGGAGTATTTACTGTAAAGAATGCAGATTTTAGCAAGATAAACATTACATCTGCTCCAACTGGAACTTTCTATGTTGTTCTTTCTCGCGTTTTTGGCGTTGCATTTACAAATAAATGGCTAGGTGATTTCACAAATCTAACAACTCCATCAACAATTTATTGGGGAACCGATTATTTATTGCCTACAACCAGTCCTGCAATTGATAATGGCGCAACTCCTGCATACTTGAATATATCGTCCACATCTGTTGCTAGAGCATATACATCTTCTGCAAATGCGATTGCTGGTGGCACAACTGGTTTGATTAGCGTTGTATCATTTGGAACTGGTCAATCTTATTACGCGAAACGATTCTCTGTTTCTCCGCTACCTTACAATAATTTAATTCAACCTTCCTCCGTGCAGTTCTTGCAGGAAAATGAGACTGTTAAATTTTCTACAAGCGGAGTGCTGCCATCTCCATTAGTTGCAGGCACGGATTACCAAGTAAGGGTTGTGGGAGATAGTGTGAATGTGTATTCTGGTGGTGTATTGGTTCCAATTACAACCCCCGGAACTGGTCAATTGTCGCTTGATATTCAACGCACATTTAATGTTTCCCCATCTACTAGCATCATTGCTGACGCTTCTTTGTATACAACTGGTCAGTCCGTGACTGTAAGGGCAAGTTCTGGAGATGTGCTTCCGAATGGGCTGGTTGCAGGAACTACATACTTTATTCGTCGCATCGATAATGATGAGTTTGAACTTTATGCTACCAAAGCACAATCTCAAAACCTATCTAGCACAACTGGCAGGATTTCATTTTATACAAGTGGATTGTCCGTGGACAGCAAGTTCTTCGTTGATGCGATTGAGGATCCAATCCTAGTTAAGAGTGTAGCTAATATTCAGAAGCCGCTAACTGATGGATTTGTGAGCTTGTACGCAATGGACTACGGACGCAGCAATGATTTGACATTGATTGGTCAGTACCACCCCACAGAGGTTAACCCGCAATATCGTCGTATTCGTATTGGTAAACCATGCGCTTGGGCAAGAATTGCGTACAGGGTAAAGCCTCCAGTCATTACAAGCAAATACGATTACATTCCGATTGAACATACACGTGCAATAATTACTGGAGTTCATGCCTGCGACTTGGAAGATAAGGACTTTGCTGAACAGGCACTGCGTTATTGGGGATTTGCATTTGCATACCTAAAGAATCAGCAAGAACACCAAGATGGTCATGCATTCATTCCACCACAGGTGAATGGTTTGACTTATGGTGATGAAACTGATCCGGTTATGTTCTAGTAATGAAAAGTGAAAACATAACTTCTGGAAGACTTAAAAAAGTATCCACGGGATGGGTGCAGGGAGTTAATTCTGTCAGGAATCCTTGGAACTTACCCGAAAATCAATTTAAGTGGGGCGTAAATGTTACAGTCCGAGGTGGCATTGTTCAGACAAGGCCGGGGCATAAAATGCTACTTTCTCTTCCCGCTGGCAATTTTCAAGGTGGAGTGTTGTTTTCTTCTAACAAGCAAAAAGAAGCTGCTATAACTCAAGATAAAGATGGAGTTATTACAACAACTCCAGCAAAAATATTCGACGTGGACGGCAATGGTGTTATTGCAAGCGAATTGTCATACATGGTTTTTGCAGTAAACGGAAAAGTATATTATTCACCATTTCCTCTTACTCAACCTAGCAACTGGGAAGATTTTCGACTTAAAAACATTTCAATGAGTCCAGATGTAGATCAGTTCGTCTTTGCATTGGCAACTCGATCCGCAAATTTAACAACTGGAACTGATGAATTTGCCACTCCAGCACATAGGATTGTGATGATCCAAGATGGCATTTCTTATCCTGCATATTGGGATGGTTCTGACAAAAACGGGACTCAACTATCTACAATTCCTGTAGGATATTGGATGGCATTTTCTGGAAACAGAATGTGGATAGCAGATAAAAACATCGTCCTTGCTTCAGACTTGGGTGATCCAACATCATTTCAAGAACGCACAACAGGAACTTCGCGTGGAGATTTTAGCTTTTCTCGTCCTGTTACTGCGATGGCGAGTTATGTTGGTCAAGACACTTCGACCCGATTAATTGTATTTACCGACAGGTCTACCTTCCAGTTGAAATCAGGCGTCCTTGATCGAGATCAATGGGTAACTACTGAAAACTTTCAATCCACGCTTTATCCTACTGTGGGCTGCATTGCAGGAAAATCAATCGCTTTCCAAGCTGGTCAAATGTGGTGGTACGCGCAAGGAGGCTTGATGACGGGAGACATTGCTGCCACAGCATACTTGTCCTCGCAAGTCTTGTACAAAGACATTGAAATGGCTAGAGCAAAGCGATTGATGGCGGCAGATCCAACCAAGATTTGCGCGACTGGATTTGAAAACTATTTGCTTTATTCAATCCCTTATCTTCAGACCTTAAACTCTGATACGATGGTGCTAGACTATGCAACGGCATCAGAATGGAGTAGTGGAGAAAACAGGTTTCCAGCATGGTCAGGAGTGTGGACAGGTACTCGTCCTGTAGAATGGACTACTGGAGTTATTGATGGGCAGTCTAGGTGCTTTCACTTTAGTGTCGATTACGCAGCAACAAACGATGGGTCATTCAACCATCTTTGGGAGTCATTCCAACCAGAACGAGTCGATTCTTATCTTCAAATTAATCCAGATAAAACTACGACTACACTCTACAATCGGATTTATTCGCAGTTTGAAACTCCATTGCTTGGTGATGAGATGGACTTGAAAAAGTTTGTGTATGCCGAAATCGAGTCAACACAGATTGGCGGCACAGTTGACCTAAAAGTGTCCTACAAGGGCAGCAAGGGTTCATATAACCCAATCCTAGAGAAGCGCATCTTGGCGGTTACTGCTGACTACCAATGGGAGAATACACCATACGAAGCAGAAATTAAGAATCTAGGTTTTTTAAATTCCCAATACCGAAGACTTACGACTGAATCCGCTCAACGCAACTCGCTTGCTTCAACTTGCGAATCCTATCTCACCGACGATGTAGACAAGGCGTTTTCACTTTTAATTGAATGGTGTGGCGAATTCGGTGTGGAGATTGTGCGACTTTTCATGGATCCTTGGCAGGAAAAATCCACTGGTGTACCTCAAGGAGACGAGACGCAATCGTGCGTTGTTGCACAAACTGGTGAAACTTTGTCTATTGATTTGCTTCCGAATGAACAACAATCGGCAAATGACAATTCATATAGCGCAAAAGTGTGGAAAACTGTGACTTTGACTTGTGACGAAAATCCATCAAAATCAATTTCCGCTACTGCATCTGCTACATTTTTGTCGTACATTAGTTTTGAACACGCTCAAGAAGAAGCTGGAATCCTTGCACTTCAATCAGCAACTGCCGCTGCACAACAATTCAAGGCACAGAATCCCTGCTAATTATGCCGTCAATTATTACAGGAACAAAAGAGGTCACAAACTTTCCCAATAGGTTTATTTCGCCTTTTGGAGACGATCCTATTGTTCCAATCTACTCGTCAATTCCATTTACGACTGGTCAAAATAATTGCTTGCCTTGCGCGATTTGTGGCAGTAATTCTACAAGAAGCAATATTCTGAAAGCGCAAGCTGAAAAATTTGCCAACTATACACAAACAATAGCCAATCCAGACGAAATTCTGGTTGGCTTTAATTAATAAATATGAGGCCCAAAATTGAATATAAACTTCTTCATGCAGGGACTAACGAGTTCTTGGAACTTGTTGATTTTGCAGAAGAGTTTGATCACAAAATCATAGAGCATCCTAATATTAATGTTTATGCTCATTATCGAAATGGTCAGCTATTTGGATATTCTGACCATGTGTATATCCCAACAGTATATCCAGCATTTCATCCTAAATATACAAAACCTCAAGATGTTATACAAGTAATGAGCGATTGGAGGGCGCATTGTCAATTCATAAACTCACCGGGTTTCATTGGCGTTCCATTAGCAGATGAAAGACCTAATTTTACAAACGAAATAATCAAAAAATTAGGGTTGACTCCTCTTAAAAGAGAAGTCTACTCTTTAACTTAATTAAACTTATGGGTGGCCAAACATATACTCCTCAAATTCAAAAACCTCGTCCTGAACTTAACATGATGATGGCAGCAGAAGCAAATAAGGGAATGTATGGAGGTCTTGCTTCTCAAGCTAGGTTCTTGGAAATGGCTACACAATTAAAGCCAATCTACCAAGAATTTAACCCTAGTGAAGTGTCTCGTCAGGCTTTTGAGTTAGGCATTGAAAACGCAAATCGTGCAAGGCAATTTGAAGAGTCTGTGGATCCTGCCGCTGCAAGGATGCGAGCAGGAGTTAGCGAGACTGTTGAAAAGTTGACATCCCCTGAATCTTGGCAACAAAAGTTAGGTCAATGGGCAAAAACAAAGGGTCTTGCTCAAATGATGGGGACGGGAATAGACATGGGATCAACCATTGGCAGGTCTGCTATGTTTGATCAAGCTACGGCACAAGGTCGGCAGATTGCTTTGGAGGATTTGGCATTGCGTCAAAAATATCTGGATGCAACGCAAAACCAAGGAGGCATCGACCCCGGAGCGTTGGTTGCTGGACAACAGGCTGCAAAAGCTCAAAATTTGCAAGGTTTGCAAGATTGGCAGCGTGGAGTGCTATCTGGAGCGCAAGGTCTAGGTCAGACTGCGCAGGACGCAATTAATCGATCAATGGGAAATATCCAATCTGCACATTCCGCAAATGTTGCTGATACTCAAAATTACAATAACATGATGAACCAAGTCATGGCCCAAAATGCTCAAGGGAAAAATGCCGCAACCGGGTCTTGGATTAGTGCTGGTGGTGCGGTTGGTGGAGCCGCTCTTGGTGCTGCAATTATTATTTAATGAAAAACCTAATACATAAAACAATCGATAAAGCGGTTCGTTGGAATAAACAATGGCCCAATGCGGTCATTTTTTGGTCTGGTGGAAAAGATTCAACTGTCCTTCTACACTTGCTGAAATTTAAATGCGGAATTGACCTTCCTGTAGTTCAATTTAGGCAACCTAAATTTCGTGAAAGGTATGCATATTCTGATAAATTGATTAAAGATTGGCAACTCACAATGTATGAATATCCAGCATTCAAACATACCCTAGCAGACGGCCCTGATGTGGAGACTGGAGAGGTTCGATTTGATCTTCTTCATTATTTTCAATGGGGTCAAAATTCCGTGGTATTGTCTCTTGGAACAGAACGTCCAAAGCAAAACGAGCCATTTATGTGTGGCGTTGATGACTTTCTAATGCGACCAACTGGAACATTTAACTTCCCGTGGAATGCAGTTTGGATTGGAACTAAATTTACAGATACCGACTTGATTAAAGGTCACGTTCCATTAGCGCAGGATATTCGTCATGTTGATGGGAATCCAGCTTCACTTTATCTTCTAAAAGATTGGAATGATGAGAATATATACGAGTACCTTGAGACAAACAATGTCCAGCCAGATCCAACTCGATATGTAAAAGGCAAGAACGGATGGATGAATAATCCAGATAAATCACTTAATGCTGACTTTTATCCTGTTTGTTTAAATTGCGTGGATCGTCACCAAGGGCCGCACGTTGATTGCCCAAAGTTAAAAGCAAAGATTACAAACATATCGCATTTAGCGCCTTATGAAGATATCGTAATCCCTGATTTGGGGTTTAAACCAGTAAATTGGAACAACGGAGAATAATATTATGGGAGGATCAAACGCAACAGCAGGAGCAACGCAAGTTCCCAACAGTCAATTTGGAGGAATTGTTGGAAGTGCATCAAACGCACTTGGAAGAACTGGAGATACGATGCAAAATTTCTTCTCTGGACAACTCGGAACAGGCGCACAAGCTCGTCCAGATTTCAAGCCAAATACAACTTCTCCCGAACAAAAGCAACAACAAAACCAATACATGAAAGACTTGCTTGGTGGCGTAATGGGCAAGGTTGGGCAAGCTGCTTCTCCATATGAGCGTGCGGCAAAATCTCAATCTGATTCCGCTTCAGCTTGGTCTGCAATGCAACGAAATAGTGGAGATGGAAGTGGAAGTTTGAACTTTTCTTCAATGGGGGCATATAATGCTCCAGAAACTGGACAAGAAAAAGTCTCGCAGGGATGGGCAGATGCATTTAAATCCATTGGAACCTCTGTAATTGGTGCTTATGCAAATAAATTTGGCGGTGCAAATAAAATAGGATAATGGATGATGAATACGACTGCGAAAAATGCGGTGCTTGTTGTTGTTTCAAATGGTCTTGGCCTATATTGCGAAGAGATCGATCTGATGCGACTGGTATCCCGCAAGAAATGCAAAGGCAAGACTACCCGTTAATGAAGACTATTGACTCCAGATGCATCGCTTTAGATGGAAAAGTTGGAGAAAAAGTATGTTGCATGGTATATCCTAGTAGACCAAATTCTTGCAGGAAATTCCAACCGGGATCAGAGCTTTGTAAAGAAGCTAGAAAGAAATTGACAATTTGAAATATTAAATGTATTTCACTAACCAATAACCTAACAATTAACATTAAAATCAAGGAGTAATATTATGGGCGGAGGATCAATGCCTACACCACCACCACCACCAGACAACACCCCAATTCTGTTGGAGCAAATGCGTCAAAATAAAGAGGAGGCTGCTCGCGCACGCCGCGAAACCGATCTCTCGCAACGCAACGCAATGATTGAAGCGCAAAACCAGCAAGCATCCATGCTTGCGCGTGAAGGCACGCAGAGGGCGCAACAAAGCATTAGTGGAATGAATGCCTTGAAAGCGGCAGAAGATGCTGCTGCACGTCAGCGAAGCTCAATTGCGGCACAAAGCGCAGGGGCGGCGGCGACTGGGGCTGGTTATGATGTTAACGCTGCGCGTCAAGGCGCATTGGCTAACCTTGGTGCGGCATCTGGAACCCTTCCATCGACTGGTGCGAATATTCCAAACCCAACTATGGTTAATCCAGCAATGACAACCGCTGGCATGGCTAATCAGGGAACAGGCGGAACGACCCAACGAATCAATCAATTTGCAGTTCCTTCCGCAACAGGACTAACATTCGGCGGGGTGTAACCTTATGGCACTACCCACTGGTGGCTATTCGTTTACTCCACAGGTAGCAAACCTTGGAGCAAGTCCTCTTTCTGCCTTAAAACCTCTGGATGTTGGAGTATCCGTGCAGTTTACTCCAATGCCGAAATATGAGGTTCCATCGGCACAGCAAGAGTTAGTCAGCATTGGTGCTGCAAAGGGGTTCCAAGGATTAGTTGAACCTGTCTTTGCTGCTTTTAAAGAGAAACAAGAAGAGATAAAAAAGAAGGATGATGAAGCTCTTAAATTCACAAGGGATCTTATTCTTGCTAAAGTTAAAGCAGAAAAAACCCCGGAAGAAATAGCTTACGAGAAAGCAAGGCTTGAAAACTTAAAAAGTATAACTAAAGAGCGTGGAGGAGATAAGGTTCCAGTTAAAACTAGACCTGCTGGATCATTAACTAAAGAACAAATAAATAGTATAGATACAGAACCACTTCCAGAAGCGTCTATTCCTAGTCGAGATGGCAATCAAGAAATCGATTTCACAACTCCACTTTTTGGTTCTTCAGAAGACATAGATATTCCAGCACCAGATTTAAGTAAACTTAAACAAGTCGGGGTTCTTGCTGATTCTGCATTTCCAATTCCTTCTGCCGTTGCGACTGCTCCAACGGAATTTGTAATTCCACAAAAACAGATTGATGCTGTAACAAACCCTCCTCTTGCTTATATGCAAGCATCTACACAAGGGATTTCGGTTCCTCCAGTTCCTGCACCTTCTGTAACTCCAGAGATTAGGAAAGCAATCCCTGTTACTCCACAACCGACTTCATTTAAACCAACACCAGATCAACTTGCAAAACTTGAGGAAAGTAGAACTCAAATGATTGAGCAAGCAACTGGAGGCATTGCAGAACAACAACCTCAACAAAATGTTGATGAAGTTGTTGGTGAATTAACTGATCTTCCATATGAAAGTTCAATTGATGCAAGAAAAGCGGTTACAAAAATTAAAAAATTACTTCCTAACTACAAGGATGCTAAAATAACTCCATTTTATGATGAAAAGTTAGGAAGGCGTGTATTTTTCGTTGAGCAACCAGAGTTTGATGAAAAGTATGTCGCGCCGGGAACTACTCCAAAACTAAACAAAGAGCAAGTTGGAATAGTTTTATCAATGCAAGATAATTTGAGGCAAGATCCATTGTATTCAAAAGCAATAACATTTAGAGATTCAAAAGATACTATTTTGACTTCATTGAAAGACGAAAATGGATTTTCAGATATTACTGCGATCAATGCATTTCAACGATTGATTGACCCCGGTGTTGCTGTCCGAGAAGGTGACGTTGCATTACTTCAATCTGCTACTGCATTATTTAATAAATATAATCCTAAATTTATTGCAGAAAGTTTTACAAAAGGATCAAAACTGCCACCAGAAGATCGTGAAAAAATGAGAAAGTTAACTATGGAGTTAACAAGAATGGCACTTGAGAAAGCAAATAAAGAAGTTATTCCAAGATTTACACAAATGGCATCAGATGCTGGAATTAATCCAGACTATGTAATTAAGCAATTTGATATCCCTTTAGATAAAGCACAACTTACAAAAGAAATTGAAGCTCTTGCGGCAAGAATGAAAACTATTCCAAAATCACAAGCAAATGATCCTGCTTCCAAAGAATTAATTAATCAATATCATTCTAAAAAAACGCAATTGCTACAAGCTAAATAAAAATGGAAAATGAACCAAGTCTTCTTGATATTGCAGATGAAGAGTTTGCAAAAACAAATAAACCTGAAGAAAAGCAAGATCAAGGATCGCTTCTTGATATTGCAGATGAAGAATTTAATAAACAAGAAGAAGAGCTTGTTAAAAAAGAGTTTGATGTTTTAAAGTTAAAACAATTAAAGTCAGAAGGAAATCGGCTTTCAGATGTTCAAGAACGAATTATCTTTGATGAAGAAGATAAAGTTCCATTGCTTGAATCCGCTGGCAAAGCTATTTCTGAATTTCTCCCTGCTGCCGCACAGAGCTTTGGTCAAATGGCTGCTGGTGGATATGAGTTAGCAAAAGAAGCTGTTGTAAAACCTGTAGTTGTTGGTGCTGGATATCAACTTGGTCTAGCTTCTCCTGAAGAAGCGCAAAAAGCACTCGCAGGAATAAAGCCAGCGGTTCGATCTGCCGTCTCTGGTGTTGCTTCAGATATTGAAGATACCGCAAATCTTGCAACGCGAGCATTTATGTTTGGAACTTCCTTTACTGATAAACTTCAAGGTTTATCTGCTGACGAAAGATTTAAGCGTTATCGTCTGCGTGAAGATATGCGTAATGTTGAGCAGGCATGGAGAGAACAAACTCCAGATAGGGCGGCGGCATTGCTTGCAGAAAATCCAATTCTTAAAAAGATGGCTGGAGTTGCAGCAAAAATACAAGGAGCAACTGAAGAAGAGGCAAAGGAAGCCGAAAAAGCATATTCAGAATTGGTTTTAGAATCTGGTCTTACTAAAGATGAATTAAATCAAAACATTTCTGCATTTGGAGAATTCTTGTCTCCGCTATCAATTCCCGGTGCAAATCTACCAACAAAAACAATTGGCAAATACACAGGAAAAGCAGTTCAAAAAGGTGGAGAGTTAGCTTTAAAAGGAATTGTAAAACCACTTGCGATTGGAGTTGAAAAAACAGCAGGATTAACAGAAAAAGGAATCACAGGAGTCCAAACTGGAATAAGTAAACTTGGTGAATATATAACTGGAGATCCAGATACTCTATTGAGGGGAGGATCTATAGCTGGGCTTATATCTGCACCACAAATTACTGCCACTATTTTAGCGGCAAAACCAGCAGCAATAGCTACAAAAGAAGTTGCTAGGACTGTCAAAGATATTGCATCTCAAGTTGATGTTGGTGGTGCTGCTGGACGCAGAGGATTGTTTGAACGTGCAGGAAGAGCGGCAGAATCTGGTACATTGACTAAAAAACTATTTAGTCCAGAGGCAAGGGGCGGTCTTGGACGAGCAAAGACAGCAGACTGGATTACTAGGCAATCAAACGCAATTGTTCAACAAGGCGTCAATGGTTCTGTTTTAAATACGATGTTAGGTCTTCCAGACATTGAATCCGCTGAACAGCTTGGTCAGGTTGCTGGGTCTGGTTTTGGTATCGGCGCATTGGCTGGATCTCGTTTAATGGAGCGTGCTGGTGCTATTATTGATCCGAGAACGGGTCTTGCACAAAAAATTGATACTATCATAACTCCAGATCCTAGTGCTATTCGTGCTGATGAAGACGCAGATATAAAGAGATTTCTTTCTTCAGTAGATCCAGAATTGGTTCCAAAAATGGAAAAGCTAGGGAATATTGATGAACGCAAAAAGGCAATTCAATCTAAAATTGATAACCTAGAAAAACAAAAAGATATTACTTTTGGGCCTGAAGTTGAATCCATAAAGGAACGAATTTACAAATATAAAAAGCAACTTGAAGCACTAAATAAATCTACTCCAGAAACTCAAAAGGAAGTATTGCGACAAGTTCATTTGGCATTTGCTGATGAAATGGATCTTGCAAAAACAACTGGAAAGGCGGCGGGTTTAAATAACATTCAAGTCAAGATTCTTGATCCGTCTGAAATGGAAGGATTTTTTCGTAATGCATATGGAGCCACATTAACTGATGCAGAGAGTGTTGTTGCAAACTTAACTGGGAAAACAGATTTAAGCCCACAAGAAAGTGAAAACCTAGTCAATGCTAGGAAGATTGTAGATAGATTTTTCAATGAAGTTGCTGGAGCGCAATCTGCTCGAGGACTTGCTATTTCTGAAAGCAACGATTTGGATGGAAATGAAACTCCAGCATTCATGCGAAAGCAGAATTTGCAAGGCGCAACTATTGTAATTAATGGCGATTTGGTAAAACAACTTTCAGATGAAGGATTTAATATCCGAAATGTAGTTGGACATGAAATGCAACACGCATTAAACCAATTTACAGAAGTTCGTGACATGATTGCTCCTATTCGTAGGGAATTGTTTGATCAAAATATTGTTAATGAAGACGGAACTATTAATAAGGTTACGCAAGGAATTTACTCTGACGATAAACTAGATGAATTTGCAAATAGATATGCCGCTGCAATGTCACCATCTGATAATGGAGAATCATTTAAAGCGCAATTTGCTGATCAGAATAAGTTGCGAGCATATATTAAAGAAGAAATCTTATCTGAAATTGTAGGTCGGTCTGGAAATGTAAGTGGAGGAACCCGTGCTGGACTTGATTCCATTGGAAGACAAGTTGTAGATTGGATTGAAGTAAGCACACAGAATGGTGCTTTAAAGGCTATTAAGGAAACCTTACGCAAAGGCGGCATCATTGTTGATGATAGCGGTGATATATCCACCATTCTTGGAGCAGAATTGACTCCAGAATCTCTAGCGATGATTCGGCAATATCAACGCCAGCTAAAGAATCTAAATCAAAGCATGGTCTACGAGGACGATGCAAGAAAAGAAGAAGTAGAGATTCCAGTTACAAAAATTCTTTCTGATCGCTCATTGCAGCAAAAATTTAAGAATTCAGATATTTTCGAGAAAGAACAAGTTGCAACAATGACTGCTCCAGATGGAAGTAAGCAGGAAATACTTCTCCAGCCTGACGCTGGAGTTGATCCATTTGTTGGAACATATCGAATCCAAGGTGGACAATTAGTGGACGAAAATGGAACTCCAATGAACCTTGGGCCTCAAATTACATTTGGAACTATGCCAGATGGAACAAAGGTAGAGGTCGGAACTCGAATTGCTCGTAATGTTGATGGAAGTCCAAAGATTCTTTCCAATCGTGAGGTGGAAGCTCGTTCACGGAATCGAGGAAAGATAATCCGAAATGCTATCGACTCTGCTTTATCAAAAGGCGCATTGCAGTTGGAAGATACTGGTAACGGAAACTATCGTGGAGTAATGAGCGAAGCACAGGTTAATGCCGTTCTTGCGCTTCCAAATACTATTGTTTCACCAAATCTTAAACGTCAGATTCTATTTGTTAATGAAATCCTTCGCAAAAAGGATGGAACTAGAATGTGGATGGAATATCAAGCCACTATGCGCGGCGGCAAGGCTAGGGCATTATCTCCGCAAATCCGCGATGAAATCCCAATTGGATTTCAATTTTCTAAACAAGGAAACTTCCTGATTACAACTATGTCTGTAAGTAGGATGCATGACAAGATGAATGCTTGGCTTGCTAAAAAACCAGAAAATTTAAAGCTGTGGAATGGAGACACTACAGAATTTTGGAATGATGTAATTAAGGTTCTTGATAATCATTCTAAAGGTCAAGTTGGTCAAACTGGTCTTGATCCAGATCCTGCTGTTGCAATTGAAAAGAAAAATGCCGTAAACGATTTATTCAATGTGTGGAATGCTGATACTAAAGCAGCCAATCCTCGCAGGACTAAATTGCCAGTTCAAAAAGGAAAAGACCCAATTGATGTTATTGTTCGTTCACGAAGGATTGATCGTATCAACCAATATAACGAGTCTGCCTTGCAAAAAATGCCATTCAACTATGAGTTGAATACGCAAAACTATATGCCAGCGGAAAATCCATTAGCTGGTTTTCAGACACCAGAGGATTTTTCAAGTGAACTTCCATCTGTAACCGCTGAAGAAATTCGCAGCGCAATCAATACTGGAAACCTAGATCAGCTTGAATCCAAATTGCGTGAAAGTGATGATTTAAAGCCAGCGGAATCGCTAGATGAACAAAACGGAAATATCCGAATTGTTTCGATGTTTGATCCTGAATTCATGCCAGAAGAGTCTTTGGATTTTGTTGATTCTAAAACTCAATTCATGCCAGCCGAAATCGAAGCACCATCTGGCGAGCGCGGCTTCCAAAGCAAATTGCAGATGGAAATCCAACGCAGTTTCAAAGGCGCGAAGGCAACGCCAGAGCAAATGAAGGCAGTTTTGAACAACCCGCAGAATGTCAAAGCGGAGGAAGTTAAGTGGTCAGGAGTCAATGACGCAATCGACAGTCTTGCAAGCGAGAATAACGGCAAAGTCCCCGTGCAAGAATTGCTAAATTATCTGCGAGATGAAGGGCAAGTTAAGTTTGAGGAAGTCACCATTGGATATGATAATGAAATTCAAAAAATTGCTGATCAATATAGAATTAAAATTGAAGATGAGTATGGTGAAAAAGCATTTTACGATGAATTTGATGAGCCTCTTGAATTAGATGAAGTTCCGCCTCAATTATTAGACGCAATATATAAAGCAGGGAAAAAACCTGAACCAAGTTATGCTCAATACCAACTTCCCGGTGGTGAAAACTATCGTGAAGTTGTTTTGTCGATTAATCCAAGGCAAATAATTGAAATCCCATTAAATAGATATTCGGTAGATTTATTAGAAACTGTTGATGGTGTAAATGAATATCAAGTGTCGCTTGATGGTCGATTTGTTGGGAATCCTGTGCTTGCTAAATCTGAAGAAAGCGCAATTAAAAAGGCTATTAATAACCAAAAACCAAAATCTGAATACACCTCCTCCCACTTCCCCAATGTACCAAACTATGTAGCGCATATGCGCTTGAACGAGCGCACAGATGCTGAAGGTAACGATGGATTGTTTATTGAGGAGTTTCAGTCTGACAGGCATCAAGCGGGTAGGGAAGAGGGGTATGCAAGTGATCGTCCGTCTCCAGAAGAAATTTTGCGTAAACGAGAAGAAATTTTCAAATTGGCAGACGCAGGAGAAATTACGCGAGAGGAAAGAAATAATAGA